ACTACGCCCTTATTATTTGCAGGTGGTAGTAATACATCTGTTTCATTAATTGGTGCAGTACCTGTCGCTAAAACTACATTAGCAGACTGCCAACTTACTTCATATACTTCGTATGACCAATAACCATTAGGCATAAAGTTTACTTTACCTGTAAAAACATCTTGTAAAGCAGTTGTACTTGGTGTCATATTAACTCTTGTATATCTGTTGTTTACTAACTGTGTTTGTCCGTATGAATAAACTACATTTCTATCCATATCATTTGTGAACTTAAATAGAAACCTTAGCTTTTGTGTTGGTGCATTTGTATCTATACGATTTTCTTCTGTTGTTGTATAAAAAGTGTAAGGTTGGTCGTATTGTCCGTGTATCATACTATATAATAGAAAAACATCTTTTTTGTTTGGAAAAAAAAAGGACTACCTAAGTAGCCCTCTTTAAATTGTATGTAAAACCTTATTATGAAGTTACAATAGTTATAGGTCCTCCTGAATCAAGATTATCTAATGGTGTTGCAGTATAATCAAGAACAGTTTGCATTGGTGCAAATTCTGAACCATCAAATGTCCAATCGTAACCATTTAAATCCGTGAAGGCAGCACCTGACATATTTGAACCTGCATTTAAGTCTAATCCATTAGTAGCCCCTAAACAAAGTAATACATTATGGTCATTAGATGCTAAAACTTGATTTAACTGAACAAAACAAACTACTTGTGATTGAGCCATAAGTTTAAGTTCATTTTGGTCTTGTGTGCTTAATCCTGTTAGTTTTAAATTCAATGTTGGTGCATAGACAACAGTACCATTTTCCGTAGAACCTGTTATAGTTTCTGTAACACTCGCATTACCCCTTCTAATAGCATATCTATATACAGAGTTAGTTCCCATATCTACATCTGTTACTTCTGAACTAACAGTAGTAATAGAAGTTATTTCTGATAATTTAGCAAAGTAAACGTACTTTACTCCACCAATTAAATTCCTGCAGGGTATTCCCCTTCCGTGCGTTAAATCACAAGCCATATTTATTTGTTTTAAAAGTTAAAGAAAGGAAGTTTTTACACTCCCTTTCTATTTAATTAGTCTTGTTGTACAACTTCTCCACCGATACCTACTTGTACCCCTGCAGTAAATTTAGCAACAAATCTTAGGTTTTCTGAACCATCTAAAGGACTCATATCCATCAGCTTAACCATAGTCGTATCTGAAATCAGGTCAGTTCCGAAATATAAGTTAGATGTTCTTGCAGCTACTAAAGTATCATCCGGCATTCCGTAAACAACTGCTAACTTAACACCTTCAAAAGTTGGTATGTAAGAGTCATTCATAGAATAAGCATTAACATATCCTAAAGCAGAGATTGCAGAAATATAGAATCTGTAAGTTTTCCAATTCATATATATTTTTAAATCTTCTTTTCCGTAAACAGTAGGTAAGATTGAAGCAGTTATTGCTTGTAATTGTGATATAATGTTAGCAGCAGTATAAGCAGTACCTGCACCACCTACATTATCAGTTTGTACTGCACCCCCTGTAGCAAAAGCACCACCTGCAGCAGTAAATCCTGCAAATTGTCCTTGTGTAGCAGCAAGTCCGTTCCATATAGAACTTTCTAATCCATCTGCAATATGTTCAGCCATATAAGAAAGAACGTAAGCATCAAATTTAGGTGCAGTTCTGTTCCAAGAACCTGCCTTCATTTGCTCAGCTTCCCAACCTGCTAACAGACTGTCCTTACACATTTGGTAGTTAATCTGTAATTTCTTCGGCTCAAGAACTGAATCTGTTAAAGATAGATTACCGTGGTTAGTGAAATCGCAATCACCATTTCTAATGAATGAATCCCCATCAATAGTTTGTAGATTTTCTTTATATTTAATATTCTGAAGAATAGTCATATATTCTAAAGAAGTTGCTTCTTCCATAGCTGCAGAGATGTAAAATCCTGCTGCCTTTCCTGAATAGTTGCTCGTAAGTGTAAAAGCCATTGTTTTTTATTTATTTATTATTAATTATATTATTTAAAATTCTTTCCCTTCTTGATAATTTTTTACCATTTGGGTTTAAATCTTTTTTTTCTTTGCTGAACTTGTTAGTTACTACAGGAACATCAGCAGGTTCATTTGATAACTCAACTACTTTAGATTTTAACTCATCTAATTTAGCTTGGTATTCAAATTCAACTTCTTCTGTAGTTTTAATCTTTTTAGGTGTTGTACTTGCTTCAGAATCCATTTCTACATCTGATTCTTCTTCTTCATCATTACCTACTTTATCTTTTTTAAGGTCTGCTACTGCATCCTCTAGGTTTTTAATCCTTTTTTCCATTCCTGCCCAATCTTCTACATCAGCTTCTTTACCATCATCTTCCATTTCTTCTTCAACAGGTGCGCCTTCAGTTTCTTTTTCTTCATCATCATTATATAACTCAGCTACTACCCCTTCTTTTTCAACAGAAAATTTAAGACCCTCATCAGTCTTGTATTGTCCTTCAGGTAATAAAATTGTAGAACCATCTTCAGTTAATACAGAAATATCACTACCTGCTTCTAAAGAAACTGCAGTAGATACAATTATTGTACCATCTTCTAATTTAGCCTGAAATTCAAGTTTAACTTCTTCTTGTCCTTTATCAAGACCAAGTGCTACTAATATTTGCTTTTTTAAATCCATAGTTAGTTGTTTTTTATATAATAGAATTATTTATTGTTTGTTTGATTTTTAATATCGTTTATAATTTCATTTAAAGCTGAAAGTATTTCTTCGTTTGTAGGTTTTGGTGTTTCAGACATTTTCTCCATCTTATCTATAAAGTAGCCTTCTATGCTTAACCCTTTAAGTTCGCCATCCTTAATTTTAGACCACATCTCATCATTTTCTATTTTCATAGTTACAAACCAAGTTCCTACAGGAAGATTATAGCCATAAAGATTAGATTTGTCTTGTTCTCCTGCTTTAATCCAAGATTCAGTAGTAATAACACCTGAAACATCTTCTTCGTGCTGATATGTAGCTTTATGGTGGTTATTATATTTTAAATAAAGTTCAGATGCTTCTCTTACTGTGTCTTTAGAAAAATAAACATAGTAATCTGAATTTGTATTTGGGTCGTGCCTAAATATTTGCTTATTAGGTATAAGTGCAGGACTAATTAACATTCTTTTTTCTTCATCTATCTTAGCAAATGTTAGGTTGTTTTTTTCCTTTCCAAAATATACAAAGTCTTGCTCGATTGCAGGATTAGTAACCAAGCTGATAGCATCAATAGTTAATTCTTGACTTTCATCAGAAATAACAAGTTCTACAATCTTAGTGCTACTTTTTAAGTTTTTATAGTGTTTAGGGTTAGCTTTTTCACAAGCATCTTTTGAATCGTATTTACACTCTCCATTTTCTCCCCACTTCCACTTTTCGTTATCGCATTTAGTACAAGGCATATAATATAATAGATTTAATTAGTTATTGTTTGGTTTTTAAATTGTTGCTCTCCTACGGATATAAGCCAACTTGTTTTGATTGTCTGTTAAACTATCTGTTACTACATAGGCTTGAACAGGTTGTTGTTCTTGTTCCATATTGTTTAATTCAAATTTACCACTAAGCATTTCAGGTGCAGGTGTATTAGCAGTTGATGGTGCAGGTATGCTTCCACCACCTCCACTTTTTCCACCACTTTTTATAGCTGCTATATTTTTTAATCCCATAGCAACTGCTGCTGCTGCTGCAATACCACCAAGCGCAGGTCCTACTACAGGTATTTTAGCCATTGATGTATATGCTTCTTGCGCACCTAAATAAGTAGATATACCTGCTTGAACAACTGCTGCTGCTTGTCCTGCTTTAGTTTCTTTACCCATTATTTCAGACATCTGACCAAAAGCATCACTAGCTAATCCTAATCTTTCTTTTGTAGTATATTCTTCCCATTCTTTTTGTTTAGTATCTAATGCTTCTTTTGCATTGTTGTATTTAATATCAAGTTGTTCTTTTAATTCTAAATAATTTTCATATTGACTTAATGACTCTAATTCTGCATCATATTGTATATCTAATAAAGCTAATGCTCTTTCTTTTTCATCTTCTATTGATGCTAAAAAGTTTTCATCTTCTAAGGCTTTTAATTTGTTATAAGCATCTACTTTAGCTTGGTTTTCCAAGTCCATTTGCTTTTGATTAGCTTCATTTTCTTTTATTCTAGCTTCTTCTGTTTGTTTTGCTTTTTCATCTAATATATCTTGTTCTTCTTTAGCCCTTTGTTTTTTAGCTGCTACTATTTCTCTTTCTAAAGCATTTACTTCAGTAACTACCCTTCTCCTCATTTTAACTGATGCAGTTTCTTTTTCAATTAAAGCAACTCTTAATTCAGCTAATTTTTGTTCATCTTCAACTAAATTCTCAGACAGTTTCATTTCTTCTTGTTGAATAGCTACTTTTTCTCTAGCTAACTCCAATTCTCTTATAGTAGTTTTTTCTTCTAACTCTAATGCTATTTTTAAATTATCTAATCTTTCTTTTGCACTTTTAGTTTCATCTTCTGCTATCAATCTTGCTTTTTCTATCTCTTGCCTAGTTTTAGCCTTTTGAATCATAAACTCCATATCAGCATCTCTTAGTGCTTGAGTTCTTTTTTCAAGAGCAGTCATAGCTAATACTTCTTTTTTAATTTCATCAGTTATTCCTGAAAATGTGCCTTTAAGTGCTTCTCCTGCTTCTTTAAATTTACCTGAAAATACTAAACTTATAGCTTCTCCTATTCCTGATATTCTATCTTTCAATACATCTATAGTAGCACCTACTGCTGTAAAAGCTATTTTTAATTGGTCTGCACCTCTTTTTGTGCTTGTAAAATATGTAGCTAATGAACCAAATGCAATAAGTAAAGCACCTACACCTGTACTAAGTATTCCTGCTTTTATTGTACCAAACATAGTTTTAGCAAGTGGTATTATTTTTCCAAATGCTGCTTTTACACCATTTAAAGAAACACCCATAACTTTAAAATTACCTATACTATCTTTAGCTTCTTTATTTACTTCTTTTAAATCTTTAGATTGTTCTTTTAATGCTTTATTGTTATCTTTTTGTTGACTTTCTAAATCTTTTAAGCCTATTTTTTCAAGTTTTAAGTTTTTTTCTGTTTCTTTAATTTTATTATTTAAATCATCCATACCTGCATACCAAGCACCTTTAGGTATAGAGTCCTGTTTAGCTTTTAATTCTACAAGTTCTTTTTCCATACCATTAAGAACTTGATTTTGTATGGTTATTTGCTCATTTAATTCTTTCTGTGCTTTTTCAGCATCAGTTAAAGATTTTGTAAATTTTTCTACTTGTTTTGTAGCAGGTGCAATTTCTGCTTTTACATTTAATACTATTTCTTCAGCCATATCTAAAAAGTTGTTGTTAATTTATTTTGCCATAGTTTAATACTTGCAGTCCATTGTATATTAGTTTCTGCTGCACCTGTAACATTAACACCAAATGATGTTGCAGTTACATCTTTCATAGTAGCAGTCGCAGTTAATCCTCCTGCTGCTATTGTTGTTGATGTTTGTGTATATGTTGATGCTAACCCATTAGTAAATACTACTGCACCTTTTAATTGTAAATAGATATACTGACCTACTTCCCCTTCTCCCCCGCCATAATTTACACCTATAACATTAGCTTCAAATCCTATTACAGAATTAGCTACTTTTTGTATATACGTTAAAGGTAAGTATTGTGTAAGTAAAGCAGTTTCTGTATTATTTGTAGTTTTATTAGATTGCTGAACAAATGATACTTGACTTAATCCTATTGCATTGTTAAAACCACCACCACCTAAAACTACTTCCCCTTGATTTTTTGATTCTGCAAATGAACCACTTAAAATAGAACAATTATTTAAATTTTGTGATATTTCATTATTCTTTCCTGAAATTATTATATTTAAATTATCTCCAAATGCAGTATTATTATTTCCTAAAACAAAAGAATTTTCTGTACCTATATTAGTTTTATTTTTATTTCCTTTTACTACATTATGAACATTACTTGCATTTTGATTTAATTTAGTGTTGTATATAAAAGCAGTACAAGTTCCATTTGAAGGATTAAACCTATACCCATAGGCTTCACAAGTCCTTTGATTAGCTACTACATCATTAGTACCATCTGTAAATGTAACTTCTCCAACAGAATTAACACCTAATGGTTTTATTGTAAATCCTCTTTTATATTGCATTATGGTATAAGTATAAATTCAACAGTAGATAATTCTTTTGGTCTATAATCTATTCTATTTACACGGTATGCCCTGTTTTTAATCATAACACTTTCATTAAATTTAAAAATAGAAATATCAATAGGGCTTAAATTAACTTTTAAAGTCATTATTCTAGTATCAACATCATATAATTCGTTGTAATATGGTGCATAATAAGTATTAAATAAATTTTGAGCAGGTATAAAAGGGTTACCTGCAGGGTTTATTAATTGAGATGAGCCAAAATTATAATCATCAGCAGTTGAAGGTGTTGGGTTTATTTCTGATAAATGACTAAATTGTAAAAAACTTGTAGCATTTTCACTAGAATTACCATTTTGTTCAGGTATATAATATGAAGCACTAATATTTCTTACACCATTATTGTATAGTATTCTAGGTAAATTATCAAAACCTTCAAACTCTGTTTCTTTATCATTAGATGTGTAAATAGAAGGAACTAATAAATTTTGGAAACCATCAAACAAAGGTTTTACTACAGTAGCAGCAAAAGGTGTTCCTACTATTTCTTCTTCACCTGACAGTATCGTAAAAGATGCTTTTGTAAAAACCATTTCCCCATAAAGTTTTCCACCTGTAGCACCTTTATATATATTAAAAGCATAATCATCATCATCTTCTTCATACTTAAATACTGTTTCTTTAATTAATTCTAAAGGCTTTAAATCTATTTGTGTTACATCAACCTTATCTGTCCAATCATATTTAATACCTCTTGAAGCTAATGTTAAATCACTTGTTGTATTGCTATTAGTATGATTTATAAATACATCAGCATAAGGTTCTATTAAAATATTATTTGGATTTTGAGGGTCTTTCCTAGTTATTAAATTAAACATAGTAATTAAACCTTTAAAATAATCCCATTGTCCTAATTCTCCCCTTCTAGTGTGCAATAAAGTATTAGAAACTGTTGTTGTTAAGCCCACAGTAACGTGAAAAGTTTGACCATCAGAAGCGTTTTGATAAAGCCAAGCGGCATTATTTACACTACTTCTAAATTGATATTCTAATGTTTCATTTTGATTTAATGTAATATATAAGTTACCACCTATTAGTGGAATACTACCTACAGTTGCTGATATAGTTGTTGCATAAGGTGTCTGTATAATAGTTCCTGCACTATTTTTTTTTACTATTCTAAAATCAGTAGTAGTTCCTGCTATGGCTATTTTCCAAGATAAATTATAATCTATATGGTAACCCATATTAGAAGATTGCCCTACCCATTTACTTTGATTTTGATTCCAACCAAATTGATTAGTAAAATTATTTTGTGTTAATGGGATGTTTTGAAAATTAGTAGTAGAATACAATAATGTTAAACCACTTTGATAACCATATTTTCCAAGTTTAGTATCGCTAGGTGTTTCTCCTGTAAAGTTAAAATCCATAAATAATTTATTAAACTTATTTGAATTTAAAAAAACAGATGTGTATGTAAATCCTGCATCATTAAATATATTATCTAATAAATACTTGCAATTTATAAAAGGTCTAAAAGCATCTTCTAATTTATCTAATTGTGGTCTAGCATTAATAGGTCCTGTTCCTGAACCTTGATTAGTTGTTTGTGCAATAGCAATATCTCCTGTCCAATCCACAAAAGGATATTTAATAACATCAGTTGTAGTTGCACCTGCTGCACCTGCAAATGAACCTGTTGGTAAAGGAAATGTTAAATTAACCCCTGAAGTCCAACTAGCTTTTATATTTGATTTATTATAAGTATGTTCTAATTCTCCTAATGATAATGATTGAAAAGTTTTATCTTTTAAAGCATCTGCTAAAGCTATTACTTCTGAAAATAAATTTACATTATAACTTTTTTCCCCTTCTTTATTGTCTATGCTTATTAATCTTAAAAAGCCATCAAATATTGTATATCCATCTTGTTTTAATAAACACTTAGTAGTAACGTAAGGATTAAAGCTATTAGCATCATAAATTCTAGTAATATCAAAAAGATGTGAAAATATTTTGTTGTTTCTTTTTGTCGCAGGTAAATTAAAATCTTTAGAATAACTTTGTACTTTTTCAGCTACATTTTTAAAATCATCAATAGATAAAGTTAATGGTATATCTTCATCTTCGTATAAATCACAAATTACTTGGCCATCATCTAAGTCAGAATATATAAAAGTGGGTTGTGAGTTAGATTCTTTTATACTTATATCATCAACATATATAGTATCTCCATCACTAGCATAAGCAAATACTAAAATTTCTTGTGAAGCATCTGCAATAAAAGTACCTGTTTGTGTTCCTAAAGTAGCAGCAAATGAAGGGTTAAAAGTTTGTGCTTCTAAAGTATATATACCTGAATTTAATGTTTGATAAGCACCACCAATAAATATTAAACCTGTTCCTGCTTGTGTTATATTAAAAGACAAATCATATTGAACACCTGCAGTTAATCCTTGTATTTCTTGATATACCCCACTATAAGAACCTGTAGAAGATGAATATATTTCTAGTTTATTTGTATTAGATGATATAGGAAAGTCTACTAACGAATAACCACTTGTAGCAGTAGTTCTAAACCTTTTCCAAGATGCTATTGCAGGGTCATTATTAAGTGTTTCTGAAACTACATTTGTAGTTAAAACACTATAACCTGTATGATTCATTACTGTTAAAAAATTAACATTATCAGCAACATATTGTAATTGAGTTACATTAGTTGTAGAAGTATAAACTCCATTGTAATTTTGTGGGTATAAAACTAATTGTACACTCATTATACTGACTGTGTTCTTTTGTTATGTGTTTTTTCTAATTCAAATGTATATTGAATAAGTTTATCATTGACCTTAGTTTTTCTAACATAACTTGATGTTGTAACACTAACAGGTTCTACAAATCTATTGGTCATTCCATCCCTTACTGCAACACCTGAAGAAACATATCCTTTTAAAATAAATACTTCTGTAGAGTTTATTAAATCTTCAAACCATACTGCATCTTCATCTGTTACAAATTCTGTATTTATAGTAATTATTTCTTTAGTATTTACTCTAAAATTCTTTTTACCACCTTTATAACCATTAATTCTGTATTGTTTATCGTTCCAAGTACCACCAAGTTGTGTGTAATTAGTTCTATTAGTTTGTAATGACCTAATAGACTTCATTCTAAAGTTATAATAATCCCAAGCACCGTGAGGATTTAACCAAGTCAATCTAATTGATTCAAAACCTGCACAAGCATTTTGATTTTTTATGTTTATTTTATATAATTGACTTACCTCTATTTGTGTACCAGGACTATTATCTAAAGCCTGTATTGTATAATAGCTAGTATTAGTCATAAAATTTCTAAAAGTAAGACTATGACCTCTTAAATTAGCAGGAAAAGCACCAAAATACATAAACCTAGTAATAGAGTCATCATTACCATATTTAAAACCACCATTACTAACTTGATTATTAATACCTAATGTAGCTAATAAAGTATCAGAACTATCATACATTTTAACTTGCATTTTCTGAACTATAAAAGGTGCAGGATTAGATGGTGCGCCTATTTGAAAACCATCATTAGCAGTACTTAAAAAATTAAAAAAAGCAAGTGTTCCATAATCTTCTAAAGAAGCATTTTGTTCAATAGGTGCATTACTTAAAAACTTTCCTTTTTCTCCATATTCTAAATTAAAAACTAGTTTAGGAACATCTAAATTAAAACCATAGTTACCATTGTCTTCTCTTAGTATTGCATCATAATCTAATACACCATTATAAATAACATATTTTTCACTTAGCAATAATGAACTATTAGTTTGCTGATTAATTAAGTCTGCGGTATCATACCAAGTTACATTAAACATTAA